AGCGTTGTTAGTAATATTTTTAGGACCTTTTGCTTCTTCATCAAGGTCTTTCATTTTCTTATGTAGGTCTTGAAGTTTTTCAGTCATGTCTGCAACGTGCTTCATTGCTGCTACAGCGACTTCATATGCTCTTGGATGCCCACTTTCCTGTGCTACCTCTAAGGCACCTCTGACCGCCTCCTGACCCTGATCTATAAGACTATACAATTCTCCGCGTGTATATTCATAGTCTTTTTCCTGATCGTCTTCCTTTGATTTTACTCTGGGTATATTAGGTTTATCAACAGGTTCTACTTCCATGTTAAGAAGTTCTTCCATGTTGTCTTCTAGGTTACTCATAAGAATTCTATTCCTTCATTAAATCCAAAGTCGTCACCAGCATCGACCAATACATCATCTGCAGCATCAATTTGACCGTCTTGATTGATATCTGTTTTTGCTTTGGGTGTATATGTTCTTGTAATAGTTCTACGGTTGACTGCAGCGTCACCAAGTGTCTCATGTATGATTGCTTTCTTGATAACATCTGATGTGTTGTAAGGACCGTATAAGTAAGACTTCATTGTGAAGTTTAAAGTGTAAACGATATATCTACGTTCGTAAAAACTATCGTCCCATGCGTCTTCGTATGTAACGTTATTTAATACAACAGCAATATCTCTTTTCTCATTCATGTCAGGTATCATGTTGAGAGTAACACTAAATGATGGTTGAAAATATGGTAAGATTTGCTCAGTAATTTGTAAAGCATCGTCTTGTGACTTTGCCATAACACCAAGTTCAAATGATAAGTTATATGGAACAGGAACGTATTGAACTCTTACCTCTCCACCATTGCCATCAATGATAGTTTTGTATTTTTGAATTGGAGATGTTTTGCGAGTAGGATCATAATCGATACTCGTCATTTCAAAATACAATCTAGGTAAAGTAATCGCTACCTTTCTAGAACTTGCGTTTTCTTCTAAACGTACAATAAATTTTTGTTTAGGACCGTATGCTAACGGTACTTTAATTTCTTCTAATACATCACCAGTGCTTGGATCTGTACTCTTCATTGTAATATTATTGAAGAGAGTTCCAAATGCTATGATGTTCTTACGAACTATCTGGTTGTAAAAATGATTTCCTAACATTATATGCTACCTGTAAAATTACCAAACTCACCGAATGGATTACCTTCTGACCAATCAACTACATTGTCAGCTTCATTCTCTATTGCTCTATTTTGATCATACTCACTGTTTGTATTCTGCAATGTGTCGAAGGTTGATACAACCCATACAGCACTACTATCATTACCAGTAAGTGATTCATTTGCAGCAAATGTTCCAGTTCTATTAATTACCTGTAGTATTCTTGTAGAACTATCCCATGACTTGACTTCTGCTGTTGTAGAAGTAGTACCACCAGTTACTGTCTCACCAGCAGTAAAATCACCTGTACCACCAACTCCCATTGTAAGAGATATAGCAGTATCGAACAATTCTTCTATAGCATCTATCTCTGCAACACCTGTAGCAAGATCGTCTGAACCAACCTGATATAGTTCTGCAGTGATCGCATAAAATTGTATCTTACCAAACTGGAAAAAAGGTTCTTCTTTTCCAACATATTTAATTTCATATAAGTTTTGTGTGAGAGGATAATATAAAAGGTCTCCCTCATTAGGTCTCTCAGGAACTGTAAGTTTTGCAGCCATACTATGTTCTGCTACTTCTTCTTCCCATCTTTTTGTAGACACACGAAAAATTATCTCGTCTGTAATTTGCAAACCAAACTTACTTACAAATTCTGCGTTATCTCCAAAACCCATGACGTTAATTAACATCATTTCAATTTGGAATTGATCTTGATACTTAGTGTATCTAACTTCATCCAAAGTATTATCCGCTAGAATCGTCTTTGGTAGATAATATATATCTGAACCAAACAATTTGATTTGCTCATCCACGAGATCTTGTACGAGATTCTGTTCTCCACTGTGACCTTGGTGGTAAGTTGGAAAGTAGGGACTGGTAGGCATTTTATCCGATCATATCCATTGGTGGTATAGCATACTTACTGAGAACCTCACTTTCGATTTTCTCAATTTCTGCTAGTGCGTCCATATAAATTTCTCTACCATTAAGTGTTACACCGCCAGGTAGTTGAACGTTAGTATATTTGATTAGATTCATACCCCACTGTCTCTTCATAAGAGCAGTAGCATACTTCTTAACAAACATATCGTTGTTCATTTCTGTAGCTTCCGTAGGATCTATAAGACGATGACACTCAATTAGGATATTGGATCCATTTTTGAGAAAATCTTTGTCAAGATCCATGTAAAGACGATCACGACGTGCTGTAAATCTAAACTGTTGGAATGAACCATTGTTCAAAACCATATCTAGAGTTTCTAGATATTGTTTAGTCATAAAATAATTAAGAATATCAAGTGATCCAAATGCATATAGATCATTCAAGAATAACTGATACTCAACACCAAAGAGATTAGAACGAATTGAATTACTAACAAGACCAAATACTCTAGTAATACCAACTACATGATCAGGAATCGGAATGAAGTTTTGCGCTTCTTTCCAAGTTCCAACTGCAACTGGGGCTACACCACCATCTTGAGCTATAGTAGTAGTGGTTGCTGCGAAACGAGTTTTATCATCTGCAGTAATTTCGTGATATAAGTATGCACGCTCCATCCCATTGTAACAGTTCTCTTGAAAAAACTGATACGTGTCGTCTATTACGTTGTTGACCTGTTCATCATCTATATTGACTTGCAGCACAGGTTCGCCAAGTTGTCTCTTAGCATACGTAATTAATTCTGCTCTTGAACTTGGAGATGCCATTACATACAAAAAATCCCTTCATACTATTTAGGAAGAAGGGATTTGATATTTATTGGACTGTAGGATCAATGCTTGACGGAGCAGTATCAGGTGCTGGTTCGTCTTTCTTGTCTTCTAAAAGTCCGATGGTTTCTAGACCACCTTGTAATTTAATTTTATATTCTTGTGCTTTCTTGAGATTGTCTTCTAATTCTACAATTTGCTTTTCAGTAGTAGCAATTTGTTCCTCAAAATTTTTCTTCAGTGTTGCAGGATCCATAGTTTTGAATGATGTAGTATAATTTAGTTATATTAGAACTCAAATAGTTCTGGTTCTTGGAAATGATCTTTAAGTGTAATTGGGTAATGTTGTTCTGATGGTGGAGTTGGCCAGTCAACAGATGACCTATCTATTCTTTTATAGTCTCTTTCATCGCTTCTAATATCTTCCCAATTAGTTTTTTGAGGTAGATCTCTTAGTGCTTGCATATAATCTTTCCACTCTTGTGGGAGTTCTTCTCCCATTGTAACTGCTTTCATTACACGCCAAGTGCACAAATCAAGTTCTTTATCACGCTCTCTTCTAAGAAGACGCATTGGTTCTTGCTTTGATTTTTCGATGCACCAAGCTTCAAGATCAGCTTCATTAGGACGAGGAATATTATCATCCATCCAATGAAGGATTTGTTTATCATCTTTAGTTAATTCGACTTGCCAATGTGCTCCAGGATACAATGCTGATAAAGCATGTGACCAATCGTAGTGCATTACTAGTGCCATTTTACCAAATAATTCCTTTTGTACTTTTATTTATGATGATTAATTATGAGTAAATTCCTGGAGTAATTTCCATTGCTGTCATAACAGTACAACCGTTTTCATAACTGTTGTTACCACCACCATTTGATACACACCTATTTAGATAGAACGTGTATGTTCCATTTGAGGAAGAACCAGTAGAGAGAGTATATGTAGTTTCTGCTCCTGCTACTACATCATTATCAAATGCATTAATATACCAGTTTGACATAGTAGATGATTGGTTTCTATCATACCAAGCAGAAACATATGAACCCCATCTTTCATTAGTTTGAGTTGTAGTTTTAAATAGGGTGCCATTTTTCAATATTCTAAATCCATTATCTTGATGAATTTCACCAGTGCACATCCATTTTAAAACAATTAAAGAACCAGTAAATTTAGGTGTAATTGTAACAGCAGTCTGTGGTATTTCAATTTGTCCATTATTAGGAGAAGTGAATGTAGTTCTAGTATCAGTTCTAGCTACTGACATTTGAACAGGTGTTCCTCTAATACCACCGAATGCACTATCAGAAAGACCTAGTGAAGTTCCTGATGCTATATTAATTTGATTTAGTGTTCTAGGAACAATTTTTTGTACTGTTAATACGCTCATGGTGCAATCTCCATTACATAACCTGATGATACCATATTCTCATATGCGTTTTGACCGATACGTGAATCAGTTCTATTTATCCAGAAGGTAAAGTTGCTACTATTGGATGATCTAGTACCAACAGTGTACCCTATCTTTGAACCTACTGGAAAAGTAGAATTACTTGGTGCTGGATCATACCAAATACCACTCATATTATAAGGAGTACTATTGTTATCTCGGTCATACCAACCGTGATTTACACCACTCCATCTTTGAGTTCCAACATCTGTATTGTAACCAATTAAAGACCAACTACCATTTGCTGGTCTTCTATGAATAGTAAGACCATGGTCATGTGATGTATTTTCTCCATTAATCATGAATGCTATATGAAATGAAGATCCAGCTACTTTTCTTTCAATTTCAATTTCCATCTGTGGTATCACAGTAAAAGAGTTATTATTGCAACTTGTACTAGTTCTACCATCGTACTCTACAAAAGCGAAGTTAACAACAGAACCAGGTAATACCAATGCTCCACTATCACCAAAATCTAACTGAGTTCCATCTGCAATTTGCAGTATCCCATTATCTGATTGGAGAGTATCGACTTTAATTTCCATTTTTTATTCCTCGATTTCGTACATAATTATACTGGAAACACCACATTCATAACTATTTTGTCCATTACTACTTCCACATCTATTGATGTAATTGGTATTAGCACCTGTGTTTCCATTTCTAGCAACAATTCTATAAGTATTGTTACTAGTATTTCCTGGTTTATAATACACCATCACAAAAGTATCACCAGGAGTGGATGAGTTATTATCTGCTCCATCATATGCAGCACACGTTAAACCAGACCAACGGTTTGCACCTTCATCATCATTGTAAGAATCATATGCAGCAGTGGTAATTTTATTACCATTAACAGTATATCTAAAAACTGTATTGTGATGAACATCCCCCATAATTCTAGCTTCTATTATCACAAGTGAATCAGAAAACTTACATTGAAAATCCATATTCATGCCAGGCACGTCATTGCTCACACTACCAGTATCACTACCAGGATTACCCCAAGAAGTTCTAGTATGATATAATTTATGTTTCATTTGAACAATTCTGCCAGGATATGAAATGCTTGTAGTATCACTAATAGTGAGACCACCTTGAAACTCCAAGTTTCCTGTCGGACTTTTTAATTCTCTTACGACGATTTTACTCATTTTATATAAGACTTTTAATTATTTATTAGACCACTGTCCAGTAGCCACCGTTATTAATGGTAACGGTTATACCATTATTAATTTCAAGAGGACCAGTAGACATACAACGGTCTCCGTTATTAATAGTTACATTCTCAGTTATGTTAGCTCTATTTCTCTTGATTACACCGTATCTATCAATGTACTGCTTGTCACCACTGACTAACAATCCATTGGAAACTTGCCCATTGGATATGCTACCATTTTGAAGGTCGATTTGAGAACCATTAATGTATACTCTGTTTGTAGAAGATGTACCAACATATAGAGTTCCATCTAATTCTGAGTTACCTGCAACCTTGAATGATCCATTCTCAGAACCATATGTGCCAACCTGTAATGTGTAGGTTGGGTTTTGTTGTGAAATACCAACTTTAGATAATCTATAGATATCAGTTTGGTTAGTTGCTTCAGTCCATCTAGATGTAACGAACTCGCCATTGTTCTGGAATAGAGTACCATTAAAGTTAACATCACCATTGATGTTTAGAGTGTAAGTTCTTAGAGTGTTATCCTCTGGGTCGTTACCTTGGAATGCAGAAGTTGCAATTGCAACTCTATTGTCATCACGGATGAGTAGAGCAGGAGTGCTATCGTAACTGGTAGTATTACCATTTGATGTACTTCTTGTAATTTCAAAACAACGATCAAAACCTTCTTGGTTAGCAATTCTAAAGTTTCTTCTAGTAGAAGAACCATTAAATTTAATTGTTGCACCAGAGTTATCATTAGCATTGTCAACAGAGAAAGTGCCTAAAACTTCAGCATCACCATTACACGTAAATCTTTTACCAGTGTTAGGTTCAATTCCACCACCTATAGCAAGACCTTCTGTTACTGAAAGAGTACCAGGACATGCTGAAGAACCAATTTTCATGACTAAATTAGGTTCAGTACTATCTACAAAGAAATAGTTACTGAAAGGACTTCCAGCTATACTACTATCAGCGTGTTTATAAACAATGAAACCTTTCTGTGCGTAAGATCCACCAGCGTGATCACTAAATGTTAGTCTTGCACCACCTACACCATCATTAATACCAACTCCACCATTACCAGTATTTGTAGTTGAATAGATGGCAAGACCATCATCACCACGAAGTTCTAAGTTAAAGTCTGGTGTTGAACCTGCATTGATACCAACTTTATCTGCAGATACATCAACAAATAATGTGTCAGAATCTACTGCAAGGTCATTTGTAACAGTAACGGTGCTGTTGAAAGTTGCTGCGCCATCTACTTCTAATTGAGAACTAGCACCAGTGATATTCAATGTACCAGTCATGCTGTCTCCAGCTTTCAGTACGTTAAGTGATGCAGCACCAGTTAGAGATGCAGTAATTGTTCCTGCAGAGAAGTTACCAGAACCGTCACGAATAACAGCAGTAGAAACAACGTTAGCAGAGTTAAATTGTACATTACCTTCGTTCCAGATCTTCTGACCTAGAATTGTCATTGCATCTGCGTTAGCAACCTGTACGTTTAGAGAACCAGATCCGTCAGTACCATTACCACCTGTTGCAACCATTGCAACGTTAAAGTTTGCTGCTAATACAGAACTATTGAAGAAAATACCTGGTGATGATCCAATACCATCTTTTCTACCTAGATTTAATTTTGCAGTTCCACTATCACTTTCTAATTCTGCGATTGTAGAAGTGTTCTGATCTTCTAAGTTGAAGGAATCAAAGTTAACTCTGTTACTTGCAGTACCAACTTGAACTGCGTTACTAACAGTTGTTAAGTTACCAGAAATTAGACGACCAACAAGAATTGTAAAGTCTTCTGTGTTATCACTAGTATCATCATTAATAATAATGTTGCTAAGAACAAAGTCACCAGCAGCCTGAGAGTTAGCATCATAGAATTTAACAGTGCTACTTGGAGTAAATGGTGCAGTGTTAAGAATAGCACCAGAAATATAGACTTCTAAAACTAGATCACCGTTATAAGTCTTAACTGATAAAGTATCTCTAAAACCAGTTGCTTCAATAAATCTTGGTAATCTTCTTTCAGAAAGAGTACCATATCTTATGTTAAGAGCATTTTGATACCAACCACCTTGATTACCATCTAATCTGTCAGCATCTAGACCAGAAAATGCACCATCATTAAGTGATGTCCACACCTTCTGCCAAGTTCCCCATGTAGTAACTGCACTACCAGAACCACGGAGATACATGTTATCATTATCAGTAAATGCTAGTTGTCTTGCACCACCATAAGTAGCATCAAAGTCAACACCACCATTTCTGATAGTCAATACTAGGTGTCTCGTGCCACCATCAAATAATCCATCTGCTTGGTTGTTGATAGTGTTAGAAACAACACCTTCAACAAAGTTATTTGGAGTTGGAGAAGATGTTGGGTTGTTAGTACCAGTAATTAATCTTAGTGTGTTGGTAGAAGAACCAATAATATCGATATTGTAATCACCTGACAAACGATCTTTTGGTAAAGTACCAGCATTTTGATGAGATGAATTTAGATAGTAAGCACCTTGCACACCATCAAGTAGGTCAGCATCAAGGTTACTATCGGCACCAGTCTTAAGTTCAACAGATCCGTTTCCTTCTTGACCAATATTAAACTGTGATTTCTTAAATCTCGCAACACCAATTGTACCGTAATCATCAGCAGAAATGGTTAAATCAGATGCTCTTTGAACGTCAAGAGAAACGTTTGCATATTGTCTGTTAACTGTAGAAACTTTTGCTTCTAATACAAGACCAGAACCACCACCAATTTCGCCAGGTGCAACCGTAATTGAGAAATCTGCACTGTATCCACTACCACCATCAGTAACGGTAATGTCAGTAACTGCATTACCAGAAACAATAATGTTTGCTTTTAGTCCAGTACCAGATCCACCACTTAGAGATACATCAAAGTATTGTCCATTAGTAAATCCAGAACCTCCAACTGAAACAATAACATCATCAACAAAGTTACCTTGAGTAAAGGATGACTCAAAGACCATTGGAGATTCGCCACGCTCAAACTCAATAATTGTTCCAGTTGGAATTGTATTGGTTAGAGGGTTGTTAAGAGCAATAGTAGTTAAACCACCAACAGTTGTAACACCTGTGATGTTTGTATTTGATTGAATACCAGTAACAGTATTCTTAACTTCATGTCCAACTAATACATCAGAGTTTGTGGTGAATACTAACTGAGAAGAACCAGCACTTGCAGAACTATAAAGTTGAGCAAAGTATCTAATTTCAGAACCCTTAATTGATTGAACTGCAAGTGCGAATGAACTATCACCTCTTAAGAAGGTGAAGGAGTTTGCAGCACCGCTACTTGCAAGTCTGTCTGTGTTGATAGTACCTGATGTAATATCAGTTGCAGCAATCTGATTAGAAGATAGAGATACCCAGTTATTACTGTCTTTAGCAGATGTATTAACAATACGATTAATATTAACTGTTTCTGAAGGAACGTCACTACTTTCAATAGTGTCAGTGTCTTCAATCGCAATATTGTTAACAATGTCACCATACAATCTACTCTCAATTAAAGCATTACCTGATGCTTGTGTACCAGATCCAGCAGGTGCAGCAAATGTTATAGTAGGAGCAGAGGTATATCCTTTACCACCTTTAAATCCGTTGAAGTTAATTAGTGTTACAGTAACAACTTCTCCATTAGCAATAGTACATTCTGCAGCAGCTGCTACAGCACCTAAACCAGGTGATCCACCAGAGAAAGCTACAGTTGGTGGTGAAGTATATCCAGAACCACCGTCAGTAATATTAAGTTGATAAACAACACCTGTTCTATATTCAGTTGCTTGAATTCTACCACCAGAAATACTACCAGTAAAGATGTCATTAGTAGTAAACTGTAATGTTGGATCAGGAGTAAATCCAATAAACAAACTATCTAAATCATTGTTTAAAATAAAGGATGATTGGATATCCTGTTGGATTGCGATGTCACCAGCAAGTGCTCCTTCTAACTGAGTTCTTTCTTGAGCGTTAGCAACAGTAAAGACTTGGAAAGGACGTAAGGCAGGGATTTGATCAAGAGAAATCTTACCACTATCTGTAAGTTCAACCAGTGCTCTAGGAACAGCGTTAGTAGAGTATGGTTTGTTAATGTAAGGACCTAAGTTATTAGTGATAAAGTCTTTTACCGCTTTCTGAGTTGGTATCTTACTATCAGAAGCATTAGCACCACCTAATGTGTTAGATGCATCGAAACCAGTAACAACAACGTCACCACCTTTCAACTTCAAGAATTCAACTTCAGAAATTGTAACCGTACCAGTAAAGGTAATCGCACCAGTTCTGTTTTCAATCTTAGCAAATGTACCAACTTTAAAGTCACCAAGTTCGTCAGTACCAGAGACATATACACGACCATATAGTTCAGATACTTGCTCGTTTGCTTCAACTTTAGTACCACCGTTTTCTGGTAGTGCAAGATAGTTAGTACCTGATCCAGCAAATTCCCAAGTGTGTGATGAGGAGTTAACAATAGATGGTCTATGTAACTTAATTGTCTTACCTTGTAAAACTGACGTAGAAACCGCTGAGTTAGTAGCAGTATCAGTTAGATCCATAGGATCTCCAGTACCATTATCAAATGTAAGTTGTGCAGCAAATGGAGGACCTACAGTAACTCCAGTAATAGCATCAACAAAATATTCAATATCCTCATTTGTATTTCTATATCCATCAATTTTAGCGATGTAATGCTCAATAGGTTCTCTACCAAGACCACTAACTGTTAGAATAGTTCTACCAGTTGGAGTAGAAGAAACATTTGTAATAGTTGCTACGTCAAATGAATAGCATTCTGCTCTATATCCATTTGCTCTTAAAGCAAACTGTCCAAAGTTTGTAGCAGAGTTAGTAATAGATGCATAACCACCACTTTCACAGAAAACACCATCAGCACAGAAAATAACAAACACAGAAACTAACTGTGTATAACCATCATTGATAACTTTATATGCTGTACCACCAAAGGAAACGATCGTGAATGCAGCAGCAACCATCGACTTACCTTGGTTAGGGAAGGATGCAGATCCGTCTAATTCAAGACCAGGAAATGGGCAGTTTGGTTGTTTAACTTTAGATCCATCAACCAGTGCACCGCCACCTCCCAAGAAGGAGATAACAGATGCGTTCTGTGTATATGGAGATGCTTCAATAATTGGGAACTCATCAAAGTCACCTTTAACTGCAACTCTTTGGAAGTTTTTATCTGTAATAAAACTATCAGGATATGTTCTGATTGTTGTAGTATCAAATAAAGTACCATAGTTAGGTGTTACAGATCCTGGTTCTGTACCATTCGTTGTATCTGTAGCGTACAGAAGGATACTATCAAATAGATCCATTTCTGTATCAATGGTAGAGGCAACGTTTGCACAAGCAGGAGCACCACCAGTTGATGCATATACTGCAACTGCGTTGGTGTCAACACGTTTGAATGTATGTCCAGCTTGTGGAAGATGCTTAACTGAGTTTGTTGCTGATCCGTGATATACGTGAGTAGACTGTGGTAAGTATTGTACCGCTTGAGCAGTCGCTCTCTTGAATGTGTGAGGTACTAGTGGAAAGTGTTTTATAGCAGTGGCACTTGCACTTACAAATGTATGAGTAGATTGAGGTAGATACTTAACTCCATTTGTAAGACCAGTTGTAAATGTATGTGTGGTTGTGTTAGATGATGTACCTACATTGACGGTTAGTGTTCCTGTCTGATGAGAAATACCGTTTGCAGCTGCACTTACAAAAGTGTGAGCACCAGTGTAAGAAGAAGATCCAACGTTTATTTCAAATGTGTTTAATTGTTTGTTAGAAATTTGTAACCAACGACCAGATGGTGGATCAAAACTAGGACGAGGATAAGTATGTTGTGTTGCATTACCATCTAAAGCACAAGTAAATGTGAGGGCGTTATCATCAATCTTAATATAGTCACCATTTTCAAAACCATGTCCACCTATTGTAATTTCAATTACACCTGTAGAAGAATTATATACTGCGTTAGTTGCAGTATGTTGTGTTGCTCCAACAGCAGTTACCGCTAGAGATGTTCCAGATGCAGGGTCAGTTGATCTTGGATATGGATGTGTTGTTTGATTATTATCTTCATCACATGTAAAGGTAACAGCACCATCTTCTAATACAATATTTCTTCCTACGCCAATACCATGTTGACCAATTGAAAGAACTAAATCTCCAGTATTAGGATTATATGTTGTACCAGTTGTAGCAGTGAATAATTTATCTGCACCCGCAGCACCTACATTAACTGTAATTACATTTGAATTTATTGCAGTAATAGGAATTGATCTGTCAGAAGATGGGTCAATACCAGAACGAGGATATGTCTTCTGAGAAGTATTTCCATCCATTGTACAAGTGAATGTCAATGAATCATTTTCTATAACAATACTCTCTCCAACACTTAGACTTGAAACAAAAGCAGAAGGAAGTGTTAGACTTAGATCTCCAGATGATGGATCATAAACAGCATTACTAGGTTGATATTGATTATTAGTGCCAGGAGTACCAACATTAATATCAATATCTCCAGTCTGACGTCTCAATGATCCTGCAGCTGCAGAAACAAATGTATGTGGAGTATTACCACCTCTAGTAGATGGAAGATTAGTAATTTTAAATGTGTCGTTATCTATTTTGGTGATAGCAGACCATCTATCACTAAGATAGTCATAATCACGAGGATATGTGTGATTAGTAGCGTTACCATCTAGATCACAAGTGAATGTTAAAGCGTTATCAGCAAGTTGTATGTAATCACCAGTCTCCCATCCATGACCTGTTAAAGTAAATGTAAGTTCACCTACCTCAGGATCATAATCTACATTAGATGGAGTATGACTTGAATATACTACATTATCAATTAGAATTGATTTACCAGCATATGGATCTGTAGGTCTAGGATAAGAATGCTCTGTAGCATTACCATCCATATCACAAGTAAATGTTAAACTATTGTTTTCAAGTACAATGTTTCCTCCAGCACGTAAACCATGTTGTCCGATTGATAATCTTAGATCTCCATTTAAATGATTATAATTAGCAGCTGTTGGTTGGAAATATTTGTTAGCAGGTGATGCACCAACGTTGATGGTAATTGTCGTATCGGTATATGATACGATTGGCATAGATCTACCAGCGTATGGATCACCACTTGAACGAGGATATGATTTGATAGAATCAAAGTTATCCATCGCGCATTTGAAACTGACTGCGCCATTGTCTAATATAACACCTTCACCAATACCTAGGTTGTGTGTGCCAATAGTAAGATCTAATAAACCAGTAGCAGGATCATATGATGCATCAGTTGGTGTAAATTGTTGATCAGCAGCAGATGCTCCTACGTCAACTGTAATAGTATTTGAAGTAACTCCAGTAATTGCTAGAGTGTTACCATATGCTGGTTGATTGACTGCAGGTAAGTAATGCTCAGACCTGTTGTTATCCATAGCACAGGTGAACACAAATGATTCTGGTGCAAGTCTAAGTCCTTCGTTTGTAGACAATCCATGAGCAGTTGCAGTAGTGATTGTAAAATCACCATTTGCAGGATCATATGTTGCAGTAGTTGGAGTAAGTAATTGTAATGGAGCAGCACCAGGATCTATTAAGATTGTCCAATCTTCAAATTTAGGAATATCTGATGATACATCAACAGTATCATAAACAATGATAGTTCCATTTGTTATAGCACTTACAAATGTATGTGGAGAAGATGCACCAGCACCAGCATCTCCAACGTTACAACTAATTACTGAACTACCACCAGAGGTAGATACATTTGTAATTGTAAAACTCTTTCCTAAAGTAGGATCAGTTCTTGAAGGACCTGCATGTTCGCCAGGTGTACCATTGTAAGTACAAGACCAATTCAAGGCATCTTCTACAAATGCAATTCTGTCAGTTGTTGTAGGTACTCCTTGAGTTGGAGTTGGAATTGTTACAGTTAAATTACCATTAGTAGCGTCGTATGTTGCAGTGCTTGGAGTAACTCCAACGTAGTTACCTGTTGTCCAGTTACGCATTGCAGCAGTCGCATAACGTGCAGCTTGTTTAAATGCAAATCTTACAGCACCAATCTCATCAGTTTGAACACCAGTTAATGCAGAACCACTAAAGTATGATTCTGCTTTTTCTATAATACCAGAGTTACCACCAAGTGATAAGTCTCTTACCAAACCTTTAAGAACTAAACCAATATCTCTACGACATTTTCTTTCATCTATATTGTTATGTCCTAAATTAGGATACGCTGCTTGAGTGTCTTTGTATGCTTGATCAGCAATAAGATCTTTGTTTCTTGCAATTAAATATGCAGCGTCTAGATATGTACCAGATGTATTATTTGCTAAGACATCTACAAATAGATACGATAATGTATTGATCGCACTTTCTACGTTTGCACAAGCAACACCAGTTTGTGGATCTGGAGCAGTTGAAGTAATTACACTATCATCAAAATACCTTGTTATACTAGAATGCTTAGGTGTGTAAATTGGTTCACTAGGAATTCTTTTACCTGTTCTCCAGTTACACATTGCAAAGATTGCTAATTCTCTAGCGTATTCTATTGCACGAACAGTTTGAATAATTTCATTTTCAACTAATCCAATTTTTGCTCCAACAATATATTTCTCTGCACCTTCGATAATATTATGGTTAGAACCAAATTCAAGGTCACGACATAATGCATTTAAGAAATGTACAATATCCTGACGACACTGATCATCATCTACTGGAATACTAAAACTAGGATATATCTTATTACCATTAGCACAACTGACTGTAATATTTTCTAATTTTACAATTTCATCTTCAACAGCAGGAACTGCAACATCAGTAGTAACAGTTGCTAATCCTGTTACAGTATTATCATAATCAAAACCTGTGACATTATATGTGTTTCCACCAAAAGTAACAACACCACCACTTACGTATGTGTGTCCAAAACTAGATGTACCAAGATATATTTTAAAAGTTCTTGCTGAACTATCTAATTCAAAAATAGAATAGTAATACTTAGCAAATTGTGTATTGATAATTCCAACAACTTCATCTGCAATAAATTCTCTGTTGTTTCTTATAAATGTACAAGCATCCTGATATCTTCTATCAACAGGTGAAGATAAAGGAAATTTATTTGGAGAGTTAAGTAATGATAATGTAACAGTCTTAGTACTAGATCTTGCTACAGCAAATTGACCAGGATCATAATTTGCATTAGTTAAAGAAGCTGCTTTCTTTGGAATAACAAATCTTCTAGAACGACCATCTGCATCTTCTAAAACTTTATAAATTCTTTGTTTACCCATCAAGAATGATAGGTCAGGAGATGTAGTAGAAAGACCCTCAATTATAATTTCTTGTCCTTCTTTAAAATTATGAATATTACTTCTACCAACCAGTTCATTAGTATAGAATACAACACCACCTAAATCTTCTGCGTTACCAAATTGTGCATTTTGGAAACCACCTGTGGCAATTGCTGCTTGACCTTGTTGAGAAAAATCAATTCTTACAATAGGTACAGTAGTTGTAGTATCTTCATCAACAGATACAACTTCACCCTCTGCTCTAATTGACTGAAGGTCGTTACTATCAAATGTAAATTCAGTAACAGATGCTGAGTAAATCTTATATGGATCATTTACTCCATCCTCAGGAATATCTTGACTGTTTAAAATTGGTACGAGTAATACTTCCCAATAAGTAGGAGAGTTGTCGCTATTGATAGAAGCAACTTCATAAAAACCGAAAGAAACACCAGCTACGGTTCCAATTTCAATTTTTGTGCCTGGTGGAATTTCAGTTAAAGGACTTTGTTGTACCCTAATAGTATTAACTGTTGGAGATCCAGTAATAACTCCACCAACTCCAAGATTACCTGTAATTTCAGATCCTCTAGAGGCAGATGTAATATATCTAAATTGCTCACCAGCAACAAAAGAACCACTTAGTAAGTTAACGTCAAGAGTACCATTAATATGTGCACTAGCACCTGTAGTCTCATCAAAAACAACATCAAGAACACCTGCTCTAGCACCAGTGTTAACACCAACAACTGTTAAACCACTAACGAGTTGTGATAAACCTGTGTTCTGTGAAAATGTAACACGAAATCTTTCAGGTCCGAAAATCTGATGACCAATATCAAAAACAGTTCCAGCATCACCATTAGCATCAATATCAACTTGAATTTGCTGTTTGTCATCAAAGACCATAGCAAAATCCCAAGTAGAAACTGCGTCTCCATTGGAATCAATTTTATCTCTGTAAGTAACACCAGTAACGTAGTTTTTATCACCAAATTTAAAGATGTGTTTACCAGGATTGTTAGGTCTGATAATTACCAAACGAAGGTTATCTCCAACAACTGATGCATCAGGAGGTAGTGATATTGGGTTATCTTCTACGTAGTCACCACCAGATACAATAAGTGTTTCTTTAACGCCAGGTGTTGCCCATGCTAACTGTGCAGCTCTCTTGATTGTTCTTACTGGGTTTACAGCAGAACGACCATCGTTTAAGTCAGAACCAATTTGAGATGAAACATAAACTCTTCCACCAACGTCGTTTGTTGCTAGGTTAAGGACGTATTCTGTAGTTGCAATCTTGTCTGATCTGTCACCTAGTAGAGGTGTGATAGATCTTGGAAATATACCTGATTCTCCAGTCTCATTATATTTAAATGAATTTGGATCTTCTACTCTAAAACCAATATGTTTGAATTGTACTTCACCATTCAATTCAACACCATCTAGATGTTCTGGAGCAGATGAACCAGTTTGTCCACTGTTTAATGCTTGATAAACATTATTACCAAAATATCTATAACTATTTTCCTGTAAAATAACATTACCAGACCACTGAGTACCAGTGTTGTTTACGTAAGTTTTAAGGTTAGGACCTCTAAAGTTTGCATCTGGAGTAACAAAGTTATCAATGTCCAGATTTAAAATTCTTGCAGTATCAGAAATGATAGATGTAGAAGTTCTGATAGCACCATTAATATCAAGTTCAAAGTCAACAGTATCAAGAACTGCAGTTCCTTCAGCACCGCTACCATTACCACCTGTAATTACAACATCTGGTGCTGAACTATATCCACTACCTGGATCATTAACAGCAATACTAACAACTCTACCATTAAAAATAAAAGCAGACGCTAATGCTTGTGTACCACCTGGTAATTGTGGAGGTCCTACAGAAACAGAAGGAACTGTTGTATAACCAGTACCGCTAGTAACGATGTCGATATTATTAATTCTTTCTCCCGTTCTATTGATACCGACACGGGGTAATTTTGTTGCATCATCTAGTTGGGTTCTTAGAACTTCTCGTTCATCCGACCCTGCGCCACTGCGAATTGTAAGTTCATTCTCACCGATAAAAGCGGGTTTACCCCCTTTAATTTTCTCTTTATCGGAATTAATCTGAAAACTCATGGTGTTCCCGCTTACTTTGACTTTTTTCCTACTTTGTATTTAGCATCAAGCCCAGTCGATACTTATAACTTTAGTATGTGCAATCCATTTGATTGTGTTAGTTGTACCTGCCCTGACAGTATTGTAACTAAAATTGTTTGTACCACCTAATGGATCAATACTCCAAGTTTGTCCTTCGGGAATATCATCTTTGATAATTGTTGTCATAGTAGACAACACTGAAGTTGCTCCAGAGGCATTGCAAAATAAAGTTGATTCTAATTTTGCATTGTAGACTTGACCAAGCGGGTTAACAGCGATAATATTTCCTGTGATAAAATTAATTGTGTTGTTACCAATACTAATTAATGTTCCGTTATTATCTAATTGAAGAACAGCAGTATTGATACCTCTTAAAATATACTCGGTGCTTGCACTATCGGAATACGATGAATTTTTAAGTTCAAATGTATTAAAATCTTTTCCGTTTCTTAACTCATCGACAACAGTAGTTTTATCGATAGAAAAACCACCAACTGAATCAAAATTTTCTATTGTAGTTGCCATTTTACTTCTTAGTTACTTGAGAAACGAATGTGAATGAGATAGTATTTGTAGCAGGAACACCTGAATCTAATACAGTATTAATCCTTACTTCATTCGTAGCAGGAACATATTCAACAGTAGCATCAAATAATTTGATACCTGTTCTGAGGTTACCATACTCTGTATGATATACATCAGTTCCATTATCAGTCATAGCGAATTCTATAAATTCTCTATCTCCGCTGTTGGTATTTATTGCACAGATTGTTGTTTTAGCAGCACATGATGTAACGCTAGAGTAGATAACAGAATTACCTTGATCAGTAGTTCCTTTAATCAAACTATAATCTTCAGATTTAATTATACAATCTTCTAATTCAAAAGTCTTAAGGTCATTTTTGAGTAAGGTTAAACCAGAATAATTTCCAGTACCAAATCCAGTATTATTAAATAGAACATCTCCATCGCTGGTAAGTCTTATAACTGGATCTGTTGTAATACCAGCAGAAATACCAATATCAAATTTTGCTTTACTAGAATGTAAGAATGTAGTATCTGCTACAGTATTATCAAGAGTTGTATCAGCATTATCAATTGTAAGTAAAGATGCAGTAATTTCTAATTCATCAGATGTTACTGATCTGATTGTATCTACTGTATAGAAATCGAGTGCAGTCGTTGTGAGCTGCATTGTATTGTTTCCATCATTATAGAAGAATAGAACATTCTCATTAGCACCTGGCGCAGTCTCAGGAATGATATAAGTGTTTTGATCAACGTCTTTTACACCACCAAGAGATCCCCAGTTATTTCCGTCGTATCCTTCAAACTGATTATCAGTGGAATTAAATCTGATAGCACCTTGTGTTTCAGCACCTCTATCACTAGTACCACCAACAGGTAGAACAAAAGTAGATGTTGCGTTAATTTCTACTCTCTTTCCAGAGTTAGGTTGGATAACAAGATCATTAACATCTGTAGAAATTACATTGTTGCTCATACGGAGTTCACCGTTTACAACAAAATCAGTAATACCAAGTGGGTCAATTCTAAATTCTGATGTTTCTTCAACTGTAATTGCATCAACAGCAGTGTAAACCCATCTTAAAGTTGCAGTATTGTTACTAAAATTATTTCCACTTGTATCAGTTGGTTCTGAACCAGAGGTTGCAGTGACACCTGCTACCATTACCTCATAGATATCATTCTTATACTTAAGAAATGCACCAACTAGTACAGGTGTATTAGCAGTCCAATTAACATATGCTGGTGCAGCTACGTTATTAGAACGCATTTTCTTAACGTTCTGGAACTCCATATGGAATGGAGAGAACTTCATTGTATTAACAGCGTTGTTAAAGAAATACAATGTATTATCGTTCGCACCAACAGTTTCTTCTGCTAAGATATATGTGTTACCATCTAAGTCTCTAACACCACCCAAAGAAGACCATGATTGGTTAGTTCCACTATAACCCTCATACTGATTAGTTTCAGTATTGAAACGAATAGAACCATTACCATCACTTGGAGTTGTAAAGTTAGGTCTTGCTGCACTATCACCAGAAGGAATAATAATAGATGTTGCAGCAGAAATTCTAACATTTTGGTTTGTAGTTGCATCTGGTGTAAGAGTTAATTCCTCTCCATTGAGTGAAGAAATAACATTATCTGAAATTCTTGTTTTTTCGTTTACTTCAATTAAACTTGTAGTCTTGATGTAACCTGTGTTATCTAAGTTACCATTAGTATCGATTGTAATATCATCATTGATTAGTATATTTGTACCACCTAATGTTAGATCTCCAGTAGCAGTGACGGTTAAATTTGGTGCAGATGCAAGAGTTGCAATTGTCGATGCGTTAACATTATCACCATCTATAGTTGCTGCAGTTAATTTACCTGTAGGATCTAAGGTAACATTAGTGGCATTAATAGTGGTGCTTGTTAAGGTTGGAATAGTAACAAGATCAGTCGCAACATCAGTTCCAATTAAGTTCAATATTTCAACTGAAGTTACATCAATAACAGCACCAGAACCAAATACTCTTGGATTATTAGCATCAATAGTAATTACTGCTTCTAAATTATCCTCACCACCCATATCTGGATGTACTGTACAATAATAATAGAGCGGAGTTGCTGTAGTTTCAGTTACTTTAATTTCTAAAGCGTTACCAGTTCTAGTAACACCTTGAGTATATTCAACACCAGCAAAATCTAATATTGCACTACCAGATAAAGTTGGAGCTGCACTCAATTCAACAGATGATCCATTTGGAATTGAGACAACTGTGGTTCCTGCAGGAATTCCATCAACACCACTAGAATATACTGGTTGCATTCCTACTTGGATACCAGTAGAACTTGATACAGCTAAGATTGTATTTCCAGTAGATAAAGTTGCTGTTATGTTTTGAACTAGACTTGGGGAATATTGTCCATCTCTAAATGTACTTAAAGCAAATACATGACTACTTTCATAGTTGAAAACATATGTATTTCCAACATAAAGTGTTAAACTAGGAATATAGGCGTCGTTTAATAAAAACTTTTGATTACCATCAGCTGCAGTTAAAGTTAATGGTGTAGCGCTAGTATCAGTTCTTAATACTTCACCTGCTGAAAAATTATCATTTACAGCAATAACACCAGTGATTTGAGATCCATCATCTAATATCTGATAAATTGTTTGGTCTGTACCAACATCACTTACTTGTACTAGAGAAATAGTAGTGGTTCCAGTTGTTCCTGGTACATTAGCGGTAAGATTATTTCCAACAACATATCCATAACCACCACTGGTAAATGTTACAGCAGCAACAGCACCTTGGTCATCAAGATCTACGTCACAAACAACACCTGTTCCTGAACCACCAGAAAAAGCAACTCCTGATACTTGAGTATCTGGCGTACCTCCAGTTCCTGCTGCAGAAATAGTCGCGTCTTCTGCTGCACCACCAAATCTTCTGATAGTATTAGAGGTTGTAATGGATCCTAGAGCTGCAGTAAATGATAATTTTGCACCTTCAATACTAGTTACTGTATATGCAATATCTTGAACTAAATCTGATGGATTAACGCCTAATGAATTTCCTTCAAAATAACCGACACCACCGTTAGTAATAAGAACGCTATCAATCGAACCAAGAGTAGTTACTTCAAAATTGAATGGTGTGCTTTGAGCTCCAAATAGTGGAGTTGCTGTAAAGGTAGCAGAACCAGCAGTAAGAGGAGTATCTGATACTACGCACTGCCACTGACTACTTTCATCATCAAATTCAACTTGTGCAATTGTTGTAGCAGGAGCTAATGATCCAGTTCCAGATGCAGTTATAGTAGAACCAACAACTAAATTTTCTGCAATAGTTTGTGAGATAATAATTTGTGTTACTGGAGCTCCTTCTTCTTCGTCAATTGTTGCTGTGAATGAATATGGAACTGGTAGAGTTAAAACATTACCAACTGCATATCCAGCTCCTCTTGTGTTAAAAGTAAAAGTTGGTTCATCAACAGATCCAGGATTATTGCTAATTGTAAATACTGCACCAGAACCACCACTAGTTTGCGTAACACCATTCTCGTCAACATATTCCATATCAGAATTGTCAACACCTAAATTATTGGTTATTGAATATCCAGTTCCAGCATTAGTTACTGTAACCTGTGTTACTTGTCCATTACTATCTACAATAACTGTTCCAATTGCTCCTGATCCACTTCCACCAGTTAGTGCTACGTCACTATAACTACCCTCATCATATCCAGATCCATTGTTTGTAATAGTTCCTTCAATTCCTTCAACATCAAATGATGCTATAGATCCTGATCCAGCTCCACCGAAAAGAGGTATATTAGAGTAAGTGCCAGCTATCATTCCAGCACCAGCGTTAGTAATATTACCAACAAATGCTAAAACTTCAATTGTTGCTGCAGCGTTTCTACCAGTACCACCAGTTAGGAGAATATCTTCATAAGTGCCTGCTTCATATAATGAACCAGAATTTGTTAAAGATACACCAGCTGTTACTAAAAAATTCTTTTGTACAAAACTGTCACCGTAAGTTTTGTAACCAGTTGGAGTAAAGTCAGCAAGTTTTTTACCTCCACTAACAACTCCAAGAGTTCCTATTTCTACTTTGTATAGACCTAAATCTTCATCATTTGTAAAAGCCAGTGATGGTGTAGGAACTGATCCGTCTCCTAATTTTAGGATACCAGTCGATAGATCACTACCACCTTGTGCAATGTTGAAAAGTTGTGCACCGATATCATTAATTTTAACCCTTTGTTGTTCAAAGGTATCAGTACGTGCTACATTAATTGCTGCCATTTTTGATTAACTCGCGCAAAAGGGACTTGATTTCAGAGACTTCATTCTTCAACATATTTATGTCGTCCAACGCGGAACCTAACTGCAAAGACTTTCTTCTTGCAGCTATGGCAGAATCATCCAAATTAATGATGGCACCTGTGTTCTTATCTCTTACGAGACCATCATGTCCTTCAACCTTAATATGCTTCATGCGCGGAAATTAGAAAGAGGCAACTGCACGAATGTCTTGGATCTTTGGCGCAAAGGATGGATCAACACTTTGCATAATAACTTTTACACCAAATGATGCAAATTCTGGAAGATCAGCAACACTATATTTAAACTCTTGATAAGAAGATTGTTTCTCAACAGTGCCAGAAATACTGTTTTCGCTAGTAGCAAGTTCTTGTACATCTGGAGAACCATCTGTGTTGAAGTATACCCAATCAATATCCTCAAAGTTTTCCTGACTAGATGCTTTCTTAATTCTATAAAGAACTTTTACATTTTCAGTTTCTTTTACATTAAGTGTAAGTCTGACATCAATAGAAGTACCAGGATTACTAATACCAATTTCTTTAGTTACATACTTAGCAACTGAAGAACTATTCTTAGAAGTATCTTCTGCAACAAAATCAATACCATCAGAGTATGTTAAATTTCCAACCTCAAGATATCCAAATTCTTCTGCTGGTTGATTAGGATAAGAAATAATATCACCAACTCTAAAGATATCCGCAAGTTGTTCTGTCACTACAGAATTTCTTGTAAACAATGAATTGTCAATAATTCTTCCAGTGTAATCATCTGCTAAAGGTTGAACATCAGTTCTAACTCTAAGTTCTTGTGTCTTACTATTCCAGATAACTGCTTTACCAGTAATTTTGTTATCGTATGTTTCGGCAGTATTAGATGGATTACGTGCGATAATTGTAGCACCATCATTAATATCAAAAAATAGTTCAGATGGATTAGAGTTAATAACCACAGATAATTGATCTGGTTGATCTCCAAGAACTACAGTCTCTCCCTTCTGGAAGAATTGACTTGTTTTTACTTTTACAAATATGTTAGTACCATTCACCCTAACAATAGTTCCAGAAGCTTTAGTTGTAACACCTTTAATTGTTTGATCTGCTTGAATTTCAGATGCACCAGAAAGTTGGAATGTATAAACTGGATAGAATTTAACCACTTGATCTCTTCTACCAAATCTATCTTCTTGACCTGTAGCATTTTCAATTCTGCTACTAGCAGTCTTTACTGATGCATTTCCTAAATCAATAACTGGAGATAAATGACTTGCAGTAGAAGTAAGAACCATTTGATATTGTAAAGAACCTTGAGAAATACTATTCAATGTTTCGTTGATTTCAGAAGCAATCATCTTCTGATTTGTAAAGTATTGTGGTTCATTTAAGAATGCTTTTTCAAATTCTGTTTGACTATAAGAAGTGTAATTTGTTGTTTTAGAATCAACAGGAATTACATTTGTAGTTTTAACAGAACAATCTAATTTTGTTCCTGTAAATGTTAAATATCCTACCTGTGGATAAAGTGTTTCAAATTTTCTATTAAATGTAGCATATACATTATCACCGCCACCAAAAGAATTAGCAGAAGCATCAGTAGAAGATCTAATATTGTAAGTATCAATACCACTATTAGAAATTTGGAATAGAGTACTGTTCAATGTTGCAGATGTAATACCACCTGTTTCTAAAGCAGTTCTAAAGAAGACATATGATTTACCACTATCTTCAAAACCATTGTCTCTATGTGATATCTTAATAACGTTATTGTTATTCTTGAATAATAAAGAGTTAGCATTGCTATTTGAACTAGCATTAGTTTCAATTGGATTATTAGATAATAATTCATATCCAAGTGATTTATTTTTAAGAACAAGAGTAGCAGGTCTAGTTATATTGAACTCTGCACGATACATCTTAAACTTAAGATCCTCAAAAATATCTTCTTGCCAACTCTCAGTATTTTGAGATTTATAGACAGAACCTAAAGCAGGTTGTGTAGTAATAACAGTGCTAGTTGCAATATCAGTCTCACCAAGTCTAGACGCCCAAAGTTTGTAGTCAGTAGAATCTGTTTCTACAACTAAAGCATACTCAGTATCATTTTGTAGATATACAGGATAGTCAAACTTGAAGTTTGTTGGTGTAGTAGAATTAGTAATACCCTCTCTATCAATAGCAACACCCATTCTAACAGCAGGAGTATCAATTTCTATAAAGGTTTGAATTTCACATCCACCTGCTCCATTACCAATACCTTTAACAACAACTGATGGTGGTTCAGTGTAACCAAAACCAGTCAGAGATATTTCAGTGTTATAAATTTGACCACCAGAAACCTCTACTTTTGCAGTTGCGGTAGAACCGCCAGGTAATTGTGGACTTTCAATAGTAAGAATTGCACTATCATAATTTTGACCAGGATTTGTTACTCTAATATCAGATAACTTACCACTGTCTTTTGCAATTGTTAATTTTAAACTAGTTCCATCAGTAGCATTAGATAACGTTACAGAAGGAACAGTTAGATCTTCATTAGCAGCAAAAGATTTACCATTATGATTGCTAAGAACAATAGTGTATACCTGTTCATTTGTTAGACTGTATTTACCAGAAGCAGTAGCAACTAATTCTACATTATTTTTATCAAATATTTGTAGAATAGGACCTGAGGCAGCAGAAGATGCACCAGTTACATTTTCTCCTTTAAACACTGAAACGTCACCGTTAGCATAACACTTAAGAAAAGTATTTGGAGAAAGAGTTTTCTCAGAACCAGGAACAATACTCTTACCTGGTTTTTCTGCATCTACATTAGTGATATATGTTTTGATTGGTACATTTGTACTCTTTTTACTAAAGAACAAATCTACACCAGTAATAAAACAACCACCGTCTAGATTTTCAATTTTAAATGTTTGTGCAAGAGGATTAGGTCTTACAGGGTTATCAGTATTACTTTCAATTAACTGAACACCTTCATTGGATTTAAAGTAAGAAGGTCTAGTAGATACGATACTAGAAGGATTTTCTGGAAGAATACCTGTAGCATAGTACTTAACTTCTGTGTAACTATCTACATCTTCTTTTGCTTCATTGGTAGAACTAGATGTAAATCTAAATGTCAATATACCAGAAGTAATAGATATTGCTTCTGCATCTGCATCATATCCTACAGTATCAATATCACCTGTCCATGTTGCATTTTCTAGTGGAGGATAACCAGATGGTAAAATAATTAAACCAGATGCATTACCATACTCATCAGTTGTAATAGGACCATTAAATGCAGATAAAGAGTTACCAGCAATACCAGTAAATCTTAAATCTGGATTAACCCAACGATCAATTTTTCTACCTTCAAGGAATACATACATCCTTGTATTAGGTTTCATTCTCTTAATCACAAATTTTACAGGAGTGCTTCTAGCAAAGAATGACAATGCAGTAGAAACAATATTACCACCTACAGTTTTAGTTTGTATACCTTTACCAACATCATTATTTTGTGGACTAATATTTGATGAACTAGAGATAGCAGCACTTTCAACAGTCGAACTTGATTGTTGTGAATTTACTTCACCTAATGAGTTGATAGATGTAAAGGAAGGTGCAGTACCAACCCAGTTAACAACAAAAGAATTATGAATACTAGAGAACGCTTCTTCAACACTATCTTTTGCTAAGAAAATATTAAAGAGAGTAGTATTAGTGTCTACAATAATTGGTTCTTCTTTTTGGTCATACCATTGATCAATAGAAGGAGAAACCACACCATCACCAACATACTGAAGTACAACAAATGGATTTGGATTAAGTTCCTTAGATGCTGCAGAGTTTCCTAGAAGTTCTAAATCTGTGTATGGTAAAGAAACAAGACTACCAGTTTTCTTATAACCAGAAACTGATCTTTGATCTTCTCTAACATTTACTTCTACTAAATCAATACTGTCTTCTTTAGACTGTGGACGTAGAACAGACTGTTGTGGATCAATAGCACAAATATGATCAAGAGATTTAAGATTACCTCTATGTGCCTCAAAATTATCAACAAAGAAACCAGATTTAAATCTATCTAAACCTACACTATCTTTAACTTGCATATTAAGAGCTTGTTGCTCTAGAATACTAAGAGTGGTGTAATATTCAAGACGTTCAATACGTTTCTCTAGTTTACCAATGTCACGCATTGTATAGCGTCTATTATCAACTGGAGTAATTCTTACATCTTTGCTTGTTTTAGTATATGCAGGAATGTATGCATAGAAGAGAGCAACAGCATCTTCGATTGGATCTGGTTTTGTTGGGTTTAGAGAAGAGTTACCTTCTTTAACAACAAAGTTTCCTTTTTGTGTTAAGAATACACCATCAATACGATCTAAGTATTGTACTTGACTGAATGAGAATGTATACTCTAAATTACTATCTGGTGCAGGTGTACTTGCAATAACTGATCCATTTCCAGAGAATGAACCCTCTGTAACTTCTAATAAAGACTTATCAAGATAACCTGGAATAATTGCATTAACATCAACTTTAGGTCTAAAGTCAATTACATTTTTAAGTTCAACATTACCTAGGACTGCAGAGTTAAAAGAAGGTATCTCATCTTCTGTAACACCTGCTTCGTGTAGATAACTATCAATAGTAACAAAGTCTCCCTGAGATTGCTGGAAATAATCAAAAGCAATTACAAGTTGTCCACCTGCAGATTCAAAACCTGGTTTTAAGACAATTCTAGAAACTTCATAAATTGTATCTCTTTGTCCATCATCAAAAGTATAGCGAGATGTTACATCTGTACCAGAAACTAAGTTACCTGCAGTGTCAACCTCAGGTGGTTGAGAAGGAGTGCCTTCATAAACATATCTAAGTTTAAATACATCAGAGTAAGATAATGTTTCAATGACTTCACTATCGTAATCATTACCTCTCAAAGGAATAACACGGTCACCAGATGCAACAACAACAATTCTCTTATTTCTTATAGCAGTCTTAAGTCTTGGTTTTGCATTAGATACTTCTAGAGTTGCAGTTAACTTAAGTTTAGGAAAATCTCCATTAGCAGGAATACTACCAAAGTATCCTTCACTTAATGCAAGACTAATAGATCCAGAAGTAAGACCACTAGCAGTATCAGTAGCAGAACTAATAGATACAGCATCTTCTGGAATATAAATGACGTCACCCATTGCTATATCAGGTGCATCGCCAGGATCAAGAACAGTTACAATATAATTTGCTTCAGTAAATGCAGCAAACCTTTGTGTACCAAATGGTAACTGTGCAGCAAATGTAATTATACCACCAGAACTAGATGCAGTGGTTACAAAATCTCTGCGGAAATAGTATTTAATTTTAGTATCATCACCACCAACAGAAATTTTTTCTACTTGTTTACTACCTGTTGGGAATAGTAGTGTGCCACTTGTAGTATTGTCACTCTTAGGACGTAATCTTACAATACTAGTATTTGTAACATTGCCAGGAAGTGCATTGTCTAGATAAATTCTAGTTTTAGAAGAACCTTGAGCAACTGTAGCATATTCTACAACTGATCTTACTAAATTATTATCGTCATCTGAGAATTGAATAAGATCGCCAGGAAGAAGTATACCAGCAGCATTAGCACTGAAACTAGTGGATTCTACAAACATTGTCCCCTTAGTTCCAAAGAAAGTGAAATTGGTAACGTTAGAAATTTCAGAATATTCTTGATTATCTACTACTAAATCACCATTAAATTTATTACCTCCACCTGATCCATAGGAAGCACCAATAGATTTAACATTATTTGGTGTGTATGTTGTTACAGTATTTCTGAATAGAACTGCACGGACTTCAGCAGCACTACCTCCTGAACCTTTGATTAAAACTTCAGGTGGTTGAGCAAATTGGATGTTTCTTAATGCATTTCTATTATTAATATTAATCTTGTAAACACCAGCACCGTAAACATTTGCTTCTAACTTAGAGGAATCATAATCAACACCATTTAGATTTACCACTGCTGATCCAGAATAACCAGATCCTCTTTGTAATGTAATGAAGTGAGATATTGTATTTTCTGTTGCAATTTTAACTGTTGTACCATCTTCAGATCTAATACTTTCACCAGGTTTAAACTCTCCAGATAATGTTTTGACAAAGAGTTGATTTTTTGCTGAGTATACTCCAGAAGCAGGACCTTCAATAACACCAAATGCACCACTCTCCAAACCAAAAATATATTTACCTTCCTCAAAAGAAGTTGCATCAAAATTATCTTCTAATAAAATTTTAGTAAAGAACTGAGGATCAAAATAAGAAAATTTAAAAATACTGTTGTATATTTCAGCACCACCAGCAAGACGACCTTTAGATAGAATAATATCACTATCAGGATTAAAACCAGAACCTCTTTCTTGTAAAGAAAAATTACTTGGTTTTACTTTACCAATTACAGGAGTAATAGAATTTCTATAATCTACAATCTCACCATAGTATGGAAATGGATCTGCTTGAGATTTCGCATCATTTTCTGTAATAAAAATAGTTCTTTTCTTTGAAGGATCACCATCATCATATTCAATCATAGAACTTTCAATTTCATCTTTATTACCAAAGACAGTTAGTTCTAGGAATTGTTGAGATGCATTACTATCAATACCTGGTCTATTAATTGTAGCAAAAGATAAAGTTTTAAAAGATCCGATATTTTGACCAAAACCACTATCGGTTCTTGTTTTGATATAATAAATTTCTGCGTATTTACTTTCAAAATTTGCATCAGTAATGTCACCAAGAGTTGGTTGACCATTCAGACCATTTACTTTTACAGTAATAGTTCTAATTGCATCATTAGCAGTAAAACTTAAACCTCTTCTAGCAATTGTTTGTTTATGATCTGTAGAAAGTTCTGTATTGTTAGTACCAATAGATCCATCAGTAAAAGTTTGATATAAAAATACATCAGGATATGCTGTAAGTTCAGATCCCTCTTTGTTTAGAGGAACACTACCATAAACATTAGAAATATTAAATGATGGGAGACCTTTGGTTTTTAATGTTACATTATCACTAGAAAGACTTTCTCTTGCTTTATTAATTTCAAGATACTTTGTTTCTTTGTTTACAATTTCATATCCTTTGACATATGCTTTACCAGGACCAATGCTGGCAACCATTTTTCTAGATGCTTCCCCAGCAGTATATCCGTTATATAAACCAAATTCATCAGCAGCGTAGATACCTTTGTTATTATCTTTCTGCGCCCATTCTCTGACGTCAACACTAAAATTATCTACAACATAATCACCACTCTCATCAAATGTTCTACGAGCAAGTGTTTGCTCAAGAACACTAAAGTCAGATGGAGTTACTTTTCTTTGTACAACTCCTCTTTTAACTGTAAGTAGTTGAATAAAATTCTTATCAGTGATTGCACCAAGTGCAAACTCTTTAATTTCTAAACCAATTTTTAATCTATGTGCACCTGGTGCAGTATAGTTAGAACTACCAATAGCATTATCATATAGAGATACGTCTGCCTCAGGAGTAATAATTTCTTCTTTAATTGTAAAACCTACTTTTGCAGATGGTTTATCATAATACTCATCAATAACAAGTAACTGCTCATCATTACGAACAAAATATCCATTTACAAAGTAAATACCTTCTTCTACTTTAACAGCAGAACCAAATCCCATTGCAGGACTTTCTAGAGATGTTGTTTCTCCAGTATCAGGATTAGTAATAGGAATACTAGTAGGAAGTACACTACCATCAGTTCCAACTACTAATAATGGAGTATTAACACCATCTACTACCTCTAATGTCTCACCTTGTCTAAAAGTAGGTTCTGTATTAGAATTACCACTATTAAGGTAACTTACGAAAATAGTATCAGCAGTGCTTTCTGTTGCTAGTTTTGTTGCGAGTACATTTGCTAAAACGCCAGAAGTCAAACCTCTTAACTGCTGACCGACTAGTTGTGAAATATCATATTTTTTATAGACAATACTATCTCCTTCTGAGATTGCAACTTCAGAAACAGAAGATAATTTAACATAATCTAATTTCGTGTTGAGACCTACCTCACCAGGAATTACTTGTTCTCCTTGTTTAAATGCATATTTTCCAAAACTCTCCAATTGATTTTGAAGAATTGATTGGACTTGTGTTAATTCTCTCCCTTGTATTGAGTAACCAGGACGGAATAGAATCTTATAAAAATTCTTAGTCGCGTCAAAGTCCTCATAATAAGGATTTACATTGAGGTTCGTCTTCTGTGGCATTGTACTCCGCCAATATCGCTAGTATCTAGTCATTTAGTATTTAGTAGAGTTAAAAAAAATCCCCCCATTGCTGGAGGGATTTTCAATTCTTTTTTTAATTAGAATTCGATAACTAATTTGATGTCTTCAATCTGGTCAGGAGCACGAGTAATTAGTCTTCTGTTCTCAACGTAGATTATTTCACCAGAGTTGTTCTTAATTTCAGCAGGTGCAAGTCCAGATGCAAAGGTAGAACCATAAGTTGTACCACTATAACCAGTCTGTACGTTACCAGATGCAGTAGAACTTTCACCAGTGATTGCGTTTGCACCAGATACGAAATCTCTTACAACACCACTATCAACGTGTGAATCGTTTGTTTGGATATACTTAAGAACTCCAGCAGTAGTAGAACCACTGTCTAATGTCCATGATACAACTGTACCATATGCTGTACCACCAGAAACAGTCTGTTGGATCTTCTCGTCAATTGCGTAATCAGCAGTTGCACCAGTAATTTTGATTGCTTTTAAACCAGAAACAGTATCATCAGTGATAAAGTTAGTAGAACCTTGCTCAATAGGATCAGCAATAATACCAATACGACGGAAGTCGTTATCTACAGGGAAGTCTCCAGAACCTTCAGCGTATGTCAAACGAATGTTTGTCATTACACGCTTACCATTAAGTTCTGTTTCATGGTCAGAACCATGACCACCTAAAGGAGGTAAGATTACTTCTAGAGCACCAGTTGCACCGCCAGGAGTTGCAACAGCACTTGATAAACCAGCATCAGAGAATAAGTTACCATTACCTAAAAGAACATTTCCGTAGGTGTAACCTGATCCACGAGCTTGAATTTCAGCAGCTGTTATTGTACCAGAACCATTTGTTGTAAATTTTACAATACCACCTGATCCATCTCCTTTAATAGCAGTGTATAAAGTTTGAGATGCAGGTAAGGTAGAACCAGCGTCTTCAATAATAACAGCATCAATAGCACCATCAACTACTTGTGCTACAACACCAATTCTAGAAGCATCATTGCTTAGAACGATTGGCATAAAGTCAGATGAAAGGAATTTAATAACATCATCAGTTGGGATGGTGTACATATACTTCCAAATATAACCTGCACCAGTTGTCTCAGTATAAAGACCAGTAGATGAACTATAGTTTGCTGCATCTTTAATTGGTTCTTCAGTTGCAGCCTGTCCAGTAGCGTTAGAAGGATCCTCACCATTGTAAAGGCATTTGAATACTTCATACTTAGAGTTCATTACATAGAACTTCGCTTCAGAAATACTTGTTTGACCAGTAGCGGTTGATTTACCAATAGCACCACCACCAGCAGGAGTGTCAGCATAATCTGGTTTCCACATGTCAAACTTAGGGTTGACTGAAGTATTCCAGTTATAACGACGGATTACAGTTCTTGCAAACGCATCAGTAATACGTTTTGCAGCGATTAGTTCATCATAAATTGCTATTTTTTCTGCTTGGTTATCAAGAGGCAATGGAGGAAGATCCTCAGTTGCATAACGGTAGATGCCTGCATTTGCAGTAGCACCTGTATCGGATCCACCAGAACCACCTGTTGCGCCAGTACGACACTTGAGGTCGGCACCTAATGAAGGAGTAGAGTTAACACCGCTGCTACCAAAAACGTCGGTCAAAAGAAGGGCACTATCATAAACTGCAGCAATGGTGGCACGGAAAGTAGTGGAATTATATGTTCCGACGTATACCTCGTCACCAACAGTAAAGGTCGTGGAACCTTTTGAATAGATTTCTAGATATGCTCTCCAAGGTTGAGGGCGACCTACGAAGAAATACATCCTCGTCCTACCTGGATCTGTAGCAGATGATCCTTCTGTGAGAGATTCTAAGAATTGCTTCGCGTTAAATATACGAAACTTATCAGAAATAATAGCAGCCATGGTGTTCTTTGTCCGACGTTATGAAATTTGTGCCTGAGTTATTTATATTTATACTGTATTTAGTCAATTGTTATAGGGACTATCTCAGATCCAGACGCAATCTGATCGTCACCGTTATGTAAAGTACATCCAGTAAAGGTGTTAGCAGTCTTACCAGTGTATTTAATTACACCAGTAAGTGATCCATTATTATGGAATAAGTATCCTTCGCTAGGGAAGTAATTTGTAGTTGCAACTGTTATTGTGCTAGGTATTGGTGTAGCAGCAGTTTGACTGATTGCAACAGGATTTTGAATAGATGGTGGCATCAAAATAAACTTAGTACCATCTAAAGCAAATGAGGATGATCCTCTCTCAGCAAAATCTCTAATTGTAAGTGATGGGAAGTAGAAAGTAAAGTCTGATATAGTTAATCCAGATACACCAGCAGTACCAGCATCAAATATACCATCTCTATGACTAATTGTGAAACCAGCGTTTGTTTTAGCGTATACTCCAACAAATGCTGCAAACGCACCAAATACTTCGTTAACAATCTCAAGGTCTGTTCCGTCTCTACGTCTAACAGAATATAAACCTTGATTGTCTATAAGATCTACAAAACCATTTAGTCTAGTAGAAATTGGATCAGTAAAGAATGCGCTTTCTTCATAACCATCAACAGCACCGCCTGGTGGTAGGTCGAAGAAGAATTCAGATCCTGCTTTAGTAACAGTAAGATCTATAGCTTGAGTTTGGAACTCGCTAGTTACTGTTTGTATCTGAGCATCTATTTGTGTTGCATTATGAGAAAGAGTACTTTCAGTAATATTATTTGGATCAATATCATGAACTTTCTGAGCATCAACAATAACCTCTGTAATTGTAGAAGTGCTCTGAAGTTGTACTTGTCCAAGTGCTACAGTCGATGTAGATTGTAAAGTTACAACAGGTGTAATATACTGTTCTTGTCTTACTCTATCCTGACCACTTCCTACAGTTCCAGTTGCAGCAGATACTGCGACCAACTTACTCTCTGCTTCAATCTGAGCAAGAGCAACAGATGCAACAGAGATAGGATCTGGGATTTGTCTCAAGAATGTACCAGCAGTCCATGCTTGAGCAGTGGTTCCTTGTCTTCCTCTCTGTACCTTGAGGAAACGATCATTAAGTTTGCGATAGTAGTATACAACTTCGTCACCAATTAATAAGAAACCAAAAGGTTTAAATTTACTGGTGTCTGAAATGTAAACTACATTTTCTGTTGGATCTAGGTCAACTTGTAAGAATGCACCATCAGCATAGTAAGCAACGTTAGTAAGTGCATCATTAGGAATGAGGTTCTCAAACGTTGTAACGAACTTATTAACAAACTGTACAACAGAACTACTCTTGATTGTATCTACACTAGTAGAAAGTACATTTACAACTTGTAGATGTTCTTTCTCTGGTGTTACTTTACCACCTAATGTTTCAAATTCTTCAATATCTGGTTCTAAAAATCCTACAGTCTCAGTAATCTTTTGCTCAAGATTTTCTCCAGCAAACTCAGATGCTGGTTGTACATGATTTACAATTACTCTATCTGTATCTGATGGACTTCTAGCAAGAAGAACAGCAATACCAGTAATTCCTGTAAGACCAGCAAGTCTCTGATCAGAAATAAAGGAGATGATATTGAGATTGGTTCCAGCTGGTGGTGGAACTGGATTTATACCACCCTGTGCTATAGAAACACCAATATCTCTTTCTGTTAGAATGTCATATCTACGTGCTACAATTACTTGAGGTGCTTTAGTATAACCAGAACCACCATCAAGTAGATCAACACTGATGACTTGACCTTTTTGTACAAGAACGTTTGCTCTTGCACCACCACCATCACCATTTACAGGTACAAACTTAAGAACTGGTGGTGTAAAATATTGATATGCTGTAGGTTGTGTAATAGGATCATAACTACGTTGGTTCCAAACAAGTTCAGTAACAACTCCGTTAGTGATCTTAGCAATTACAGATAAACCTTCACCTCTTGTAATACCAACATAATTTTCAATCTCAACAGCACCAAACATTTCATGTGATGTCTGTTTTCCATCTCTACCTTCTCTGGAAGTTGTTTTTTCTGGTAACTGTTTAATTCTACGGAATGATTTTTCACCTTCTAAACGAACTTTATCATTCTGTGCAAGATATACAAATGGGTTTCTATAACCTTTACCAATGATAGTTCCAAACCAAGAAGCATTGTCATCAGTTAATAATTTTCTACCTAAATCATCTGTGTCAAAATTCTGAATAGCAGAGGTAACGAAATCGTTATCAGGAATTGTAAAGGTTCTATCAGGTTTTGATATAACAGCGAATGTAATACCTAAACCATCTTCTAATTTTGGATTTTGACCTTTTAGATCCCAATACTTATTAGTTGCATCATAACTAAGATTGGTAACTTGACCAAGAACATTAAGAGTTCCATCTCCTCTTCTTTGATAAGCGACGATAGGAGTTCCAACAGCATCGCCCATCCATGCAAATGCGGTATATGTATCCCATACAGAAGTAGTTACAGTTCCAAGTACAAATTGAGATCTACTGAAATAAGTGTCAGGAGCATAATCATAAATGCTGAGAATAGATCCGACATCTCTTCCATAGAGATATCTCATATCAATCTTCATCTCCTTTTTAATAGGAACATTGAAGAAGATATTAGGACCTGATATAATATATGATTTATTATCACCCTGTTGCTGAAGAACACCATCGAGGAAAACATAAAGATTTTCTGGTGCTTCAATATTTTGTACAGAGTTGTCTAATACATCTAATATTAAGAAAGGACCTGATCTAACATCATCTACTAGAGTAGGTTCAATAGTAAGTCTCTTATAGTTACCAACACCAATTCCAACAACTTTCTCTACAGCAGTTGGTTCACCAATGGTTTTGGCACTAAAGTCTTGATCCCAAATAGGAGGAACATCAAACTTAATTTTGTTTGGAATTACATCTTTATCAATAAAGTATGCATCAAACAATGGATATTCTTCTGTATACTTTGGTTTCTGTAATACAGCATTAAGAGTTAAGAATAAGTTCTCATCCTCTTCTAATAGTACATTTGTACCATCGTTCCAGAAGAGATCAAATTCTTTAGTCTCACCATCAATAAAGTCAGGAAGAGTTCTAACAACAGTTTCTTGTTTTATAATATCATCAATATTATCATATAGAGATGTAATACCAGAAATCACATCCTCACATTCTTGTGCAGGAATGTTAGGATCTAAGATAATATTGTAATTAGAATATGTAAGAGTTCCTGTATAATATCCAGATCTATTAGGATTAATACTTGTCTTGGCAACTGCACCTTTTCCTTTGTTGAATATATCATCTACAATTTCATAGTATGTGTTAAGTGTTGCCTCTACTTCAGCACATACAGGAGTTGCGCTATCTACAAGAACATTAGGATCAGTGACTTGTCCACCATTTCTCATAGCGGTAATCATTTGATCTTTTGCATATTGGAATGTTGCTAATGTTTCTGTAATCTCATTATTAACAAACTCTAATTTCTCTCCGTTTGGATATTTTGCACCTTGATAATAGAACTGTGCAAATTGAACAACATTTTCATTACCACCTAATTGTAAATGATATGCGATAGCATCAACCAAATATCCAATATCACGACTACACTTAGTCTGAATATCATATGTCCCGCCAGGTGCAAAACCTGTAATGTTCACAGATGATACAGTTAAACCATAACTACCTTCTTGATCAATATAGATGTATGTAATTCTACCGTCTTCATCAATTTCTGCAGTTGCAGTTGGTGGGAACAATCCAGCTCCCGATGCAGATAATGTGACAGTTGGATTTTTGGCATAACCAAAACCAGGATTGGTAACAGTAAATGTAGTTCTCTTAGTGAGATTACATTGTGCATCTAAATCAGTTGTTGGACTACCACCAATACCACGGATGTAACCTATTGGTGTACCATCAGTAAATCCTGATCCACCTTCAGTAATCCAAATATTGCTAACTTTCTTACCTAATACAATTTCTGCTGTTGCATTACCATCAATAGTAATTTCTTTATTAGAATATCTTTCACCATTGTATCCATCGATACTAATACTTGTAACAGCGTCTCCAGTAACAACAGCAGTAGCTGTTAATCCATACATGTCACCACCTAATGTGACAGTTGGAGGATTGGCAGGATCATATCCACTTCCACCATCGGTAATGGTAATTGATTTTACATAACCGTTTAACTCCAGATCAGCAGATAGTTCAACAGCAATTCCAATTTGATTAGTTGGACTTACTACAGTATCAGATGCTGGGAAAACATATAGTGTTGGTGCAGTTTCATAACCGTCACCTGCATTATTGATTTGTACAGCACCAGGATCTAGTGTTCTTAATGTTTGTGCAGTAGCAGTTGCTTGTACTCTTGTGCTAGTAGGATCTTCCCAATTTAAAGAAGGATATGTAGATTTTGCCCAGTTGATAGAAGTTTCTTGTATCCAAGTCTTATTCTTTCCAATTAGTTCTCCTGCCTTGAAGTACATACCATTGTTAAGACCACTCCAAGAGAATGTAATCTGATCAGTACCAGAGAATGAAGAAGGTACTGTGACAGTAACACCAGATGGTAACTCATAAGTATCACCAACAGGAACTCTACCAGTGTCTGTAGGAACTGATGAAGTAGTTGCTGTACCACTAAGATCTGTAACACCCACAGGAGCACCACCGCCTCCACCAGAGTTAGCAAGTGCAGCATGACTTACAGTTACCTGAGTAGCATTATTAATAGCAGTGATTTTAGTATCTACAGGGAATGCTCTTCCAGAACTTAAGTACATTCCAACAGCAACGTTTTCTGTAGAAGAAATTGCTACAGTCCTAGAACCTTGTAGATAAGACGCACCTACATCTGTATAATCCCAGTTTCTAGTAGCAAGTTTTGCTAGTCTTACTGCATATGCAAAAATATTAGAACTTTCTGTTCTATAATTTTGAATATAAAGATAATCATCGTCATTATTAAATGTAGAAATATAATCTACTGTTTTTACATTACCACCAAATCTAACATCATGATCTAATGCTCTTAAAATTGTTCTGATGTTTTCTTGATAATCATCAGTCTTTGTGCTCCAATCTAAACTACCATAAGTTGCTTTTCCCCATCCAATTGTTTCTTCAATTATAAATTCAATATTTCTTTCAATCTGATTTGCAGCATCAATATATCTACCGTTACGTTGGAAAATATTTCTTAATTTTTTAAAGTGTTTGTCGTTGTATTGATTATCTTTAAATGCAATATATTTTCCATAAAAATTAACACCACCATATGGTGTCAAATCAGTCTGTCCTTCTCCTGTTTGTTTTTGACCAGGTCCTAATGGTGGAGCAGAAAATGTAATCTGAGATCCACTAACTGTATAAGAAACACCTGCGTCTTGTAAAACACCATCTAGTGTAATAATAAGGTTATTAACATTATATGGTGTAAATGGATTATCTAAATCATCTCTAATTTCAAATACTGTGTCTCCTTTTAATCTACCCTCGCTATCGTAGTATCCAGTAAATGGATTTTTAGACCACCATGGTTTCCCTGCAGCAGTTGTACTATCGTAAAAATTAGCAGTCTGATTGTATATTCTAAATTCAAAAGCACGAAGTTCATTAAAATTAAATTCAGAAGATGCTGCAGCACCAACACCTCTACGAATTCTTTGGTTCTCAATTTTCTGCACAGTTTGAGTAAGAACTTGTTTAGTGCTTTCAATTGTAATCTTATTTTTATTAGGATCCCAAAGTTGTACAACAGAGAAGTGAGATGCTTTTGGCATTTCAACTGGCATCTCTGCATCAGCAGTGCCTTCTACATCAACCTGACCAAACAACTGGAAACCAGCAGGGTGTGTTGTAGACTTAATAAGTTCACGCCACTGATTAATTGGTGTTTTAGATTT